CTCGATAATCAAACAGGGTCGGTGTAAGCTTCCGCGGGCTGAAATGTTTGATTATCGTATTCAACGAAAATTTGCAATGGGTCGGTGTCTGCCATGGCCGTCGTGTCGGCCGCAAGCGTCACCGTAGTTTTGTAATTTGTATAATCAAAGGAAACGTCCGTTGCGCCAAGTGAGGGGTCACTAAAACTATAGATTATCTTGTTATCGTTTACGTTTGTCATCAAAAGTAAACGTTTTTCGCTGTATATACCGTCAAGCACCACGGTTCCCGCTGAAGCGTCGAACTCATAATCAAAAATAATGTGCTTTGCCATTTTAACCCCCAAGCGCAATCGACAACGCAACTGCCCCTAAATCTGTAATCGCGCGTTTAGCAGGATATGTAACAAACACCCGTTTGTCTCCCGCAGTAAAATCAACAAGCGCGTCTGCATTTGTGCTTTTATATACTTCTGTGCGAGTAAGTGTGTCTGCGGCAGAATACGTGCCGCGACCTATTTCGAATGCACCCGCATCATCCTCAATAGTGTAAAAAGTTTCATCGCCTACAGAAAAAACGTCGCTGAATGCAACGAAGCCAGACACCGCACCAGTAAGGGTAAAGTCACCCGTACCAGTGCTAGTGCTTTCTTCTTTTACGCGATCAAAGACTTTAGACATTAGCCAATCCGAATAATTGCGTTTGTTGAATCCGCTGTAGGAAATTGGATTGTAAAATCACCATCTGTTGCGGTCTTATCTCCGCCAAAGTTCAATACACAAACCGCAGGGTTTGTATATGCGGTAGAGTTATCGCGCTGTAGAGTGTTAGGAGTGCTATTGTAGATTAAAGCACCTGCCGCGGTCATATCGGCATCGTTAATCGTAACATCGTTGAAATCCACAAATCCTACATCGTTTGCCAAATTTGGAAAAACACCGCCCGCAGGAACTACGAGTGTTTCGCCACCAGTAGTGTAGTTAGAGTTGGCATCCGTCGCTTCATTAGACGTTGTATATGCCGTAGTGTCCTTGTTTAAAGTTGCACTACTTGTGTAAAGCGCAAGTTTCAAAGTATTTCCTTGTGAAACACCTGTTCCGCCGTTGCGGATATTGTGTACTCCCATAAGCAATTCTTGCTTAAAAGTGTTACACATTGCTTGTGTGATAGCCATTTAAAGTCTCCTTATCGCGTTGGCCAAATCAGGGTATCCTGCATCTTTTATAGCATTATACACTGTTGTTCTGTCAGATTTTATAGCTTCTTTCATATAAAAACTTAACAGTTTTTCGATGTTATTTCTATATGCAATCGCCTGATCGCGTATAACAGGAGGTGCCTTGTCGGATACCGCCACTAATTTATCTGCGCATCGCGACGCAATTTCTTCTGGGCTAAAGCCTCTGCCACTTGTGGTTTGCACCATCACGTCCGCAGGCTCCATAGTCAAAAAGTTCATTTACTGTCTCTCCCGTATCAGTTGACCTACTCTATACTGGTCCGTGGTTTGTTTTGCCTCACCCAAAATTTTCAGACCAGTTAGACTTTCATTAAACCGTTTGTCATACTGTTGTATGACATCTTGTTCGCCTTTCATATAAATATACGCCTCGACCAACGCCCCATAAAGCAACGAAAGTGACGCGTTTTCTGACAACCAAGAAGTTTCATTAGTTTGTTGCGCTGTTAAACTTTGAGGGCGGTATAAATAGTGTAGTTCCGCGGTGTAGTTTGCGTCTGGAATATAAGCCAAAATAAAGTTGTTAACGTCAAATTGCGCATAGTAACGAGGCGTCCCTTGCGCCGCTGTTTCGTTGAAGGACTGTATAAAGCTAGGTTGCTTGTATTCTAAGAAAAAACGATTGTTTTGCGCATCGTACATGCTTAATGAGTCGGGGGCTAAAAAGTCCGACGGCACGTTCATGTACTTGTTTCCGGCAGTAATCGGCGCATTCACGTTTTTTCTAAACAACGACAATTGCACACTTTTAAGCAGTCTGTCTTCCGCATTCTTAATAAAATTATCAAGGTTGTTTACAAAGCTGAGTTCTTGATTTTCTGTAAAATCTAAAATTGCGCTGCGCAGTTCGCCGTATGTATAAGACATGTTATGCTCCTACCGTTACCCGCGAACCGCCACCAAAGACACTTTCGGGAATTTGTTTGTGAAGAAAAGAACCATATAACTCAATATTTTGAGTCATGTAGTCTAAGCTTTCTGTATAAAACGTGTACATTTCGTCTAAGTAATTTTGGGCAGGAATAGAATACGCAGGCAACGCAAATGTTTCGAGCGTCCGCCATGACCCCACGTCTGCAAAAGATACGCCCGATGGTGCGCCGCCAAAATATATGTGCCCTACAACCCGGGTTGGTTCAATGCTGTTTGGGACGGTCACTAACCACAATGCCCGAGCATCTGTTTGCGACGGAGACTGTGCGCGGTCTACATCGTTTGTTATTCTAGCAATGTCCCACCAATAAAGTTTGTAATCGGGCTGCGTCTCAGAAAACGTCACAAAATACGGAAACATTACGGTTTCTATATATGTTTTTTGCGCAGACGTTATTTCGATCCCGTTTGCGTAATTCGACATTACGGTGGCGTCTTCAGAAGTAACGGAACCGCTGTCCGTAATGTCTCCAATCTTACGTCCGTCAATGTTCCTAGTGTCAAACATTTCCAATAACTTTTGATCATATAACGGCGTTGCAAACGGCGTTTCCGCCAACCCTAACGCAACACTTGACGCGTTTATGCGGGAAACGTCTGTAAAAGTATAATGATCCCCGTCTACAACCGTAACAACATGACCCTCTGACCTATTTATAAACGTAGACGATATTCCGATCATTCCTACGGCGTTATTGAAAACAACCGTGTCCCCCGTCGTTTTCCCATGCGCAGGATGATATACACGTATTGTAGTTAGTGAATATGTTCCTGAAGGCTCTATAAAAAACGGGTTAACAGGAAGCAGTTGAGTAGATGCGCCTTCGGCATCATCTGGGCGCGGGTTTCTCAAAGCTTGCGCGTCCACAACCTTACGACGCGGTTCTAGTTGCGGATGCTTTGGCTCCCACACGTCACGGCCTACTTTTAAACCGTTCCACTCGACACGCATTTCGTTCAGCTTGTATCTTAAACCTGTACGATCACAAATGCCGTATGCGTTTTTACCAACTGCAAATTTGGACATGACTAGACCCTGTAATACTCCAAACTTGGCGCAATACTGAAGGAAGCACGATCACGGTCTTCTGTTAATGCGCGATCCAATTCTTCTTCGTAAACGGCTTTAAGTAGTTGCGTACGTTGCGGAGAACGTTTGATAGACATGTAATAGGCAAGACCCGCGGTTAAGGCGGGATACAGTCGGAAAGGCATGTCTGCGGTATTTCCGAATGTGTCAAAATCATCCATACGAACAAGTCTGTCTAATACAATAATATCTGTACTGTTTTCTGGCGCAGGCCATACTTTTAGAACAGGGTTAGTTTGACGATCTACAAAATATTGTGAAACGCGAGATTTAGTAGTTTTATTTGGGATGTTCAAAAACTCATCACGGCTAACGCGCTCAATGGATAAATCGTCGTTACCTCTACGCACCACCGCCTCTAAAACGTCAATTGTTTCTGGACCTAATGCGTATTCAGAAGTGCCTTCTACTAAATTAACCTGCGTTTGCGTAATCGTCCATTGATTAAGGCCGCGATTGGCCCAATCGGCAAGCATCAAGTTCATAGACCTTTTAGCGGTCTTTAGATCGTACCCTGTACGAACCTCTAAACCGCACCTTTCAAAGGCTTCTTCGATGTACTCTGCTACATCTAAATTAAAGTCTTTTGACCCTGACGTTGCCATGACAGATTACCTTTTCTTGCGCGTAGTCTTTTTCCTTTTTACAGGAACGCATTTATCTTTTCCGTTTTTAGTGCCTGCGTAGCGGTAGCCTTTCCAACACGCCTTACCGTCGGCACCTTTCTTTTTAGCGGCCATTTTTCTTTACCATGCCGCCACCGCGAAACTTTTTAACCATGCCGCCGCCACGCATTTTTTTAACGCCGCCGCCACATTTAAGTTTCACAGGAACGCGTTTGATCTTAGGCGATGCCATTTGTTTTCTTGGACTCATTGCCATTTTTTAGTCTCCTATATAGTTGGTCACGTTTATCGAAAACTTCCGCTATATTATATTCTTTAGCATATTCTTCATAATATCCCAAACTCATAAGCATTTGAGAAGCTTCATGTACCTTTGACAATCGCTGTACAAACGTCAAAGCGTAAGGCGTGTTTATGTGCGGCTCAAACGTACCATCATCCACAAAATCATTTGCGTCGTCGTCTGGGTGAAAACCTACAAGCCAAACATCTTTTTGCCCAAAAGTGCCTAACGATATTTGTTCGTTCAATTGATCTATTTCTTCGTGAAACGTATCGGCGTCCCTGTTGTAAAACTTGTCTACAATTAAAACCACGTCTAACGCATCATTAAATCCTGTTATTGTGTTGTACACCGCTTGACTGCCGCCATACTTAAATATGATTGAAATGCGGCCGTCTTCCCATGTTTTCTTAGCATAAGGACACGCGGGAAGGTCGTTTAACTTCGGATTTTTCTTTTCTAAAGCAAACGCAGACCAAGCACGTATTTCGTCTACTATTGCTTTTTCATCCCCAACATAAAAGTTCATTATATTAGTCATTTTCCACCTTATAGTATGTTTTCTGCGTATTATTGCCCATCAATGCTTTTAACATTTCGTGATTTTGAGCAATCATCGCGTTTGTAGACTCTAGCTTTTGCTCTATTACAGCATTCTGCTTGTCTAAATTAATTAAGGTGGAAGTAGTCCATTCTGTCCAACGTTGTATTACCACGCCAAAACTACCAATCGTGCCTGCAACAATCAGGAACGCTAAAGCAATTACAATAGGCTTATTCTGGTCCATTTTAACACTTCCAACGTCTTCTCGCGGCCCTGCCTCTTTCGCCAGTCCAACCCCTTGATCTGGCGCAGAAGGACTTTTTACGTGCCTTATCTTTCTTTGTTTTAGGATTTGGCGCAGGTGCTTTGAGATTACTTCCTGTTTCACGGTTGTACTTGGCGCGGCCCTTTCTTGTAAGGCCCGCACCGCGTGAAGGAGGTAGTTTCTCGCCGCGTCCAACGGAAAGAGATACATTTTTACGTTTCCGTTTTTTTGCCGCCATGTCACTTCTGTATAAATAAAGTTAAGGTCGTGTTTGCAGGTAAATCAACATACAAACCATTGTAAAACAATATACCGTCCCCGGGAATTTCCATACCAAACAAACCCGCTGCCTTTTCATCTATTTCCAAAACTTCTGTTCCAGAAGCCGCCGACGCGTTGTCGTAAATCGTAGTATCACCAGTGGCCCCTGTTGCATGGTTTATAAGAAAACCCATAAGACGGCCGCGGCCTGTTGCCATAGAGCCGCTTGCGTGAAGGTGTACACTAATTACTTCATTTCCGGCCATGTTTTGTCCTAACTATAGAAAATAGTCATAGCAGTGATGTTGGTTGCGGTTTCAATATAAATATCACTTGTAAACAAAACGCCTTCGTCTGGAATATTCACAGAGTGCGAATCTGACGCAAGAAAATCTACGTCAAGAATAGTTGCTCCAGAGGGTCCATCTTTCAAAGTAAGACGGCCCGCGCCTGCGCCCGTAAGCACCTGAACTTGACGTAGACGCGCACGGCCTACAGAGGCCGCGCCAGTTCCAGTAAGACGTCTGGCTTTTACATCTGAATTAGACATATATTAGCCTTTCTTTTTTGTATTAGTCGCCTTTTTTACAGACTTTACAACTTTTGTTGTCCACGCTTCATTTTCTGGCGTAGACGGATCGTCTGCTTTCAAAGTGCCGTCGTTATTTCTAGCGCGAACTTTTTTAGTTTTTACGCCAATTCCACGACGCGCTAACTCTTCTTCGCTTGGCGGCTTAAATCTACTCATAGATCACCTATCATGCCGCTGAGATTGTTGCGCCAGTATCGGAACGCTTCCAATCTGTACCATCAGAAAAAGCTAGAATAGCCGAACCCGCTGCACCGTTAGAAACGTAAACAACCGTGCCCGCTCCTGCGTCGGAAGCAGAAGGTGCGTTTGCTACAGTGTATGTTGGAACTTTAATGTCGCCAATGAACCCATCTGTTGAAGTCACTGGACCTGAAAATGTGGTCGATGCCATATTAGTACCCCTTGCACAAGGTTTCGCTTTGTAGTCTGTGCAACGTCAGGTGGGCCGAATCCTGTCTACAAAGCTGTGTTATGCCCTGCCTTATAATACCCTAGTTTGAAAAAATTGCAAATTGTGTTATACATAGGTAGCCAACACAAGGAGTTCTCCGATGCCTTTAAAGGATAAGGAGAAACAAAAGTTATATAATAAAAAATATGGCGCGGAATGGTATCGGCGCAATAGAGGTAAAACCCTTGCCAGATCAAAAGAAAACACCCGTCGCAAACGCAAGGAATGGAATGAGTACAAATCAAGTCTTTGCTGCCATATTTGCGGCGAGTCTCATCCCGCTATTATTGATTTTCACCACACTGAAAAACCAGAAGGTGAAAAAGTAAGCTATTATGTAAGACAAAACCAATGGAAGCGGGCATACGAAGAAGCGGCAAAATGCCGACCTTTGTGCGCTAATTGTCATAGAAAGCTGCACTACAATGAAAGGGTGGAAAATGCTGACGAAGGAACAGATTGAAGCGTGGGAACACTTTAAAATAGCAGATAAGGTTGTCTGCGTCTTTCCACATTGCATTGGAGCGCTAAGGTTGTAAACTAATTTTTTATTTTTCCAGACCCATCCAATGCTCTTTAGAATATGGTTTCCAAGTTTGGTTCCATTTACTTGGCTGTAATTTGGTGGCTCTGGGAAAATTTGTTCGGCATCCTCTATTTCTTCTTTTGAAAAGTCCTTCTCAATCAATTTTTTCTCTTCATGCATAATTCCTCCGTGATTGATTATGTTTATATTATAACATGTTTGAACATGCTTGTCAAGTATTTTTTAATACTTTATTTGTTCGATTGCAACTTCTGCTGGTTCTCGACAATATTGATCCCAGATCCATTGCCTCATTGATTCTAATGGAACAAAAGTGAAGAGCAAAGCTTGTCGACCTTGCTCATATTCTTTAACCATGTCTTCAATGTCGCTATAGAAAAACGAAATGT